AACACATCACCCGAAGCAGTGGTGGCGGCATTTGTCACGCTGGGATGGATACTCACTGGAACACTCACTTACTGGCTAATTTGCGATGCAGACGACGAAGCGACCGACGAAGCGACTGAGCGACATTGTGTTCGACATCTGTACGGACAGCGGACTGACGATTCGTGATGTCGTTTCTCGCAACCAGAACACAGAGTACGTGCGATGTCGGCAAAATATTGCACGAGAAGCGGTCAAGCAAGGTTACAAACTTGTGGAGATAGCAAGGGCATTGAAGCGAACGCATAGCACAGTGCGCCACATGCTGCACCCTCGCGACTTCAGCAAAGGTGCCAAACCATGATCTGCCCTCAATGCCTCAGCTCAAATTGTTCACCACCTTGCAAGGGAGTCACAGTGCATACACCAGACCCGGTATCGATTGAAGCGAATGAGTGGGTGGACTGGTTGAATCAGCCGCGGGACGACGACGTGACTGGAACCAAGTTTAACAAACTGTACGAACGTATTCGCAACGGTCCACGTGAAACGGCACTTGTCAATCTGCGTTCATGTCTGGTGCTGGCTTACTGCGAAGGAAACCGCAAAGCTGACTCAGCACTACTCGAAGCACTGGACGCTTTAGTCGAACTGAACGATTCCGCGAACAACGTCTATGAGCTTGGTTGTGAGCGAGAACCACACGGTCGGTTGGTGTGGTTGGTGACATCCGCGCTCGATGAAACAGTGGGAACCGGCGACACACCACAGGCTGCGATTGTTGCAGCACTGGCATATTTGGAGAACCAATCATGAAAACGCATCAGGAAGCTTGGGAGGCATTGACGGCGGGTCACGTTCTTGTGGACAGCCGTGACGGCCAAGAGGTGAAGCTCATCGACGGAAACGTGATGGATGTTCGTAGGATGGTGGTGACGACTATTCCTTTTATTTGCAAAGAGCACTGGAGCATCAAGCCGACGAAGCTCCCGTTCGTGGAAGCGTTGCGGTCTCTTGCGGCTGGTGAGTGCAGCGAAATCAGACGAGGTGATCGTTCGGCGAGCTTTTCTTCACTTGGAAACCTTGTAAGTGGTGGCGTTTATTTCGTGGTTTGCAAAGCTGACATTGACGCCGAATGGGAGCTGGTCAAATGAGTTGCGAATCGTGCTACCAGACGCTGTGCCAGTGCCGTGAAATCATCGCGGAACAGGAAGCGATCGGCGGCCAGGTGGCAGGCGTCGAGATCCAAATCGCAGGTAATGCAGCGTCTGCCGAGCGCTTTCGCGACCGTCGCGGTTGTGCCCGTTCCGCAGAACGGATCGAACACCAGGTCGCCGCGGTTCGTATAGGCGCAAATGATGCGTTCGAGGTAGCGTTCCGGGAGTTGATTCGGCCGGCCTGCGACCCGTCCGTCGATCGCGTGCAACGGGGCGCGGTGAGAGTAGGGAAGGGGAAATCATGAAAACACACTCGACGCATTCGCCGACGAAACTCGCCGGAACCGCCTGGCACTACTGCCGCCGGTGCGGCCTGGTGTTTCTGCGGAACGATGCAACCCGCCGCGCGATGGCGGAACGCTGCAAGGGTGCCGACGGTTGCAACGGGGGGAAATCATGAAAGCGCTCACGATTTCGCAACCGTTCGCGGACCTGATCGCCAGGGGCGAGAAATGGGTCGAGAACCGCACCTGGTCGACCGATTACCGCGGCCCGCTGGCGATTCATGCGGGCAGGGGAACGCAATATCTGACACGGGCCGATCTCGCGAACTACACGACCGGCGCGATCGTGGCAACGTGCGACCTGGTCGCGGTCGTCAATCGCCTGGCGCCGACTCGCGAACAGATCCGCGAACTGGAATCGGCCGGCTATACCTGGGAACAACTGAACGCGCACCAATACGCCGACGGGCCGTTGTGCTGGGTTCTGTTAGAAGTGCGGCCGGCGATCCCGGTCGCGATCAACGGTCGACAGGGTCTCTGGGACGTCCCGCGGGAAGTCATCGACGACGCTATCGATCATCTGGCCTATTGAAAGAGGAGCGAACAGTGTTCGGGGTTGAATGGTTCACGGTTTGGGGTCTGCCGACGATTGCGATCGAGCGACTGCAAGAGATGCCGGTTGCCGATGCTGTTGCTGAGTTGCAAGGCGAGTCCGTGGAGACAATCGCCAGGGTGCTGTTGATTGAGGAACGCGAAGTCTTGGAGGTGTTGGGTGCAACTTGAACCTCGCGAATATCAGGACGGCGTGTACATCGGCATGGACTTCGAAACCTATCGCCAGATTCCTGCCGTTAATCAATCGCTGCTCAAAGTCTGTGGGGAAGTGTCACCGAAGCACGCATTCGCACTCATGGCGGGAGCGATGGAATACGACAGCAACACGCTGCGACTTGGTCGAGCTGAGCACGCTTACATCATCGAAGGCGCTGAGGAGTTTGCCAAGCGTCACCCTATCGCCCAGCAGTGCAACGCAACAATTCAAACAGGCAAGAACAAAGGCCAAAGATGCAAGAACACGTCCACGCATCGCGTGAAAGACATCTGGTTTTGCGGTCAGCACAAAGGCGAGTTCGCGACGGAGGTGCCTGAAGCTATCAGCCAGTACGACTATCGACGCATCCAGGCAATGGGCGAGTCGGTACGTCAGCACGAAATCAACGTCCACCTGCACCGCAAAGGTTGGTCAGAAGTTACGATTCTCTACACGCTGGACATTGAGTGCAAACTGCATCGCTGTCCCAAGTGTGAAGCCATCGCATGGCCCAAGCCGTTCGTTCGGTTGAACGAACTGGACCGCAAGTGCATGGAGTGCGGCGAGACCTTTACAGCCACATCGCCAGAAACGCACACCATCCCACAACAGCACAAGATTCGCATCGACCGACTTGGCAGGCCCACGGAACGAATGCCCAACTATGTGACGTGCGACCTGAAACGGATGCCAGTTATGAAGGGCGACCGTGACACTCGCGAAAAGACCATCGCCAACTATGGCTGGGACGTGCAAGCGTACATGTACACAGAAGGCGTGCGGATTGCGTTCGAGCGTGGCTTGCCAGTGTTCAACGAACGCGGATATGAGGTTGACGCATTCGCGGAACCGTTTGATGACGTGGTGCCATTCATCTGGATTTTTGTCGAGGAAAAGCCACCGCACGATGTGACGTGGTTTCCTGCCGACATGGACACGTTGCTCATTGGCCAGAGCAAAGCAAACCGCTACCGCGAAACGTGGGCGAAGTGCATGACCACTCAGCAATGGCCAGGGCGCTGCGTTGGCGTTCAGGAACCGGGCGGACTTCCCGCATGGCACAAGCGGCAATACGAACGCGATTTCGCGGATGACAACGGAGCTTACGCATGAACCAGCAAACACTCATCAGCAGCCCAACCAACGAAGTCGCCACCACGCAGCCGGACTTTCTGACGCTCGCCATTGAACGCGGTGTTGATGCGGACGCACTAGAAAAGCTGGTTGCCCTTCACGAACGCCTGGAAGCTCGCAAGGCGGAGCAGGCATTCAACGAAGCGTTGCAGCAGTTCCAAGAACGTGTTCCGGTGATTCCGAAGAACAAGCGGGTCAACTACGCCACTAAGCAGGGTGGCAAGGTCGACTATTCGTATTCCACGTTCGACCACGTTGCGGACACGATTCGACCGCTGATGACAGACTTAGGGCTGCACTACTCGTTCAGCACGGAGCCAATGGACGGCAAGCGGCTCATGGTCAAGTGCATCGTGAGGCACATTGACGGTCACAGCATTGAGTCCACGTTTCCTGTTGATGTCGACTCGACAGCGAAGATGAACATTCAACAGCAGATGGCATCAGCCACTACCTACGCCAAACGGTATGCACTGATTCAAGCACTCGGCATTACCACGGCTGACACTGACGATGATGCGTATCTCGCTGGCCAATCGCAACGGCGGGAACTGGCAGGCGAGCCGACCAAAAATGATTACAACGAAATCAAAAGGCAGTGGTGGGACTTATTCGCGGACAAGGAACTCAAGACATCAGAGGCAATCGCAAAGTTTCATCAGTGGGTTGCAAAGGTAGGCGGCATTAGTGTCACCGATGCCGCCAACCACGAAAACTGGACATCGGAAACGTTGTCTCTGTGCGTTGAAGCAATCGAGTTGCATCAACCTGGAAAGAATCAATCCAGTGGATTGTTAGACGCATGAGACTGCAACGAGGCCCAAGCGGACGAGGTGTCTGCGGAGATTTTGAAAGCGACAGGGAGGTTTTGAGGGTTGACACAATGAGCGATTGACGTGTAATGTGTGTTTGGCATTGGTGGAAGAGTGCCAGGCAATTGAATTCACCGGGTAACCGGATTCACTCCGATCAGTTTCTTCCACGGCTGGTCGGAGTTTCTCTTTGGAGTCGTGATGAAACTCATTCTCAAGCACGAACGAACATCACCAACTGGTCAATCGTGCGACGGTGGCTATATGGTGGCTCGTGACGAAAACGGAGACTGGCGTGCTTACGGTCGCTGGTCGGAAATGCCAACAGGTGACCAAGCACGTGCAGAGTGGCTGTTTCACAAGTCGGAAATTGCAGACGTTGGGCACGAGGTGACGGGGGAGACGGTGATATGGCTCAAGTAGTCGATTTTAACACTCGATCTATCGCCGATTATAAGCGATTCCTGACCCTCAAGCGTGTTCCGTCTTATTCATGGAAGGGTTTGCAGGCGATTGTCCCCGATGAGTACGCCAGCCTGATCGGCGACACTCAAAACGCGATTGTAAATTGCGAGTACTCGCCTTCCAACCATTGCTTTGACTACCAGCGAGACATCGCTGCAACTGCCATTCGTAAACGCAAATATGCTGTGTTCGCTGATTGCGGCATGGGCAAGACGATTATTCAATTTGAAGTCTTAAAGCACATCCTCAATGCCGAACTTGATGGGAAGGTGTTGCTGGTAGCTCCGTTGATGGTGGTTCGCCAGACAGTGTCAGAGTTGGCGAAATGGTACGGCCGCGAGATTGGCGTCGATGTGCTGCGATCTCATGAGCACGTGCAGAGTTGGTGTGAATCTAACGATGGCGAACGGGTGGGAATCACCAACTACGAATCGTTTCGCGATGATGTCCGGCCTGGCAATCTGATCGGATTGTTTCTTGATGAATCGTCAATGCTCAAAAGCCACTACGGCAAATGGGGGTTGCGTTTGATTAAGCTGGGTCGAGGTCTTCGGTGGAAGCTGGCCATGACGGGCACGCCAGCACCGAATGATCGCATCGAGTATGCGAATCACGCTGTGTTTCTGGACCATTGCCGTACAACCAATGAATTCCTGGCTCGGTACTTCATCAACCGTGGCCAGACACAGAATCGATGGGAGATCAAGCCGCACGCATTGGGTCCGTTTTATAGGGACTTGTCGCATTGGTGTATTTTTCTCTCTGATCCATCGGTTTACGGCTGGTCTGACAACTGCCACGCGTTGCCACCAATTCACGTGCATCGAGAACACGTTGAGTTAACCGACGAACAACGCAAGGCAGTGCAAGATTTGACTGGAACGCTCATGGTTTCGAGCGTTGGCGGAATCGGCCAAAGATCTAAGTTACAACAGATCGCTAAAGGTAAATGGAAGAAAGCACCCATTCCGACACGTAAACCGGAGCACATCGCCAATTCAATCGATTCATGGAAGGGTGAGTCCTCAATTGTGTGGTGTCACTACAACGACGAACAGGACTTGATGGAGCGAACGCTACCGCAAGCAGGATCAATCACAGGTTCTACTCCATACCAAAAGCGATGCGAGATCATCGACGCGTTTCAATCTGGAGAGATCACAGAACTGATCAGCAAGCCATCAATTCTCGGCTTTGGCCTCAACCTACAAGTAGCGACTCGACAAGTGTTCAATGGACTGACAGATAGCTACGAGGACTACTACCAAGCCGTCAAACGCTCCAATCGCATTGGGTCGACGAAGCCTCTCAATGTTCATCTGCCTGCCACGGAAATTGAGGAACCGATGATCGCGAACGTGCTGCGTAAGGCTGATCGCGTGGAGTCTGATACCAGAGAACAAGAAAGGATGTTTCGTGCAAACGCAATTGGAATCTGACCTGGAAGTAACCGACGACTGGTGGAGCATTCACGAGGGTGATTGCATTCCACACATGGCTGAAGATATGGAGCCGCAGAGCGTAAACTTCAGTATTTTCTCACCACCATTTCCGAGCCTGTATGCGTACACGTCCGAGGACTGCGACATTGGTAACACCCCCACAGTCAACGAAGAAGCGAAGATACACCTGTCATTCTTCTTTCGTGCGTTGCTGCGAGTGATGAAGCCTGGACGCGTGGTAATTTGTCACGTCTGCCAAATTCCACGGATGAAACGTACTGGCGAAGTTGGCATGTTTGATTTTCGTGGACTGAACATTCGAATTGCTGAGCGTGCTGGGTTCATTTACGAATATGACTGGTGCATCACAAAGAATCCGCAATCACAGGCAATTCGCACACGATCAAGAGAGTTGCAGTTTGCAGGACTCGAAACGGACCGAGCCAATCAGCGTGGTGCGATTGCGGACTATCTTATCAAGTTGCGAGCACCCGGCGAAAATGCAACGCCGGTTAACACACCTGGCCGCGTGACTCGCAATCAATGGATCGATTGGGCAGAAGGGTGTTGGAACTGGCACGACATCCAAGAGACTGACACACTCAACACGAAGGAAGCGAAGGGCAAGAACGACACAAAGCACATTTGCCCGTTGCAGCTTGAGGTTTATCGACGCTGTATTTTGCTCTATTCAGATCCAGGTGAGTTAGTGTTTGAGCCGTTCGGCGGCATTGGGAGTGGTGGGTACGTCGCACTTGGTGGAGAGTCTCCAAAAACCAAGAAACGCATCGGCACACCAAACCGTTACCACTGCTGTGAGATTAAGCCCGAGTACATCGCAACAGCAAAGCGCAATCTGAGCAAGGCTGTTCAGCAACAGCAATCTATGAAGCAGGAGGTTCTGTTTTGAGGCCCACGATTTATGACTCGTGTCCCAATTCACACCATACGGCGGTGCAGTCAGCAGCAACGGAGGTGGACTGATGTTCATTGCAGTGGACTTTGATGGAACCATTGCTGACCACAAATACCGAGACATCGGAAAGCCGGTGCCCGGTGCGTTTGAGTGGCTGCGTACTTTTCAAGAGTTGGGCGCAAAACTCATTCTCTGGACAATGCGAAGTGACTGCGAGCAAAGTGGTCCAATGCTGTCACAAGCGATTGAGTTTTGCTCTGAACATGGAGTCGATTTCGACAGTCGCCACAACAGTAATCTGCAAACATGGACCACGAGCCCCAAGGCTTATGCTCACGTGTATATCGACGACGCAGCATTTGGATGCCCTTTGGTGGAAAACCCCAATGGAGGTCGACCTTATGTTGACTGGAACGTTGTTGGCCCAGCCGTTGTAAAACTGATTGAGGAGTCACTGTAATGGCCCGTAAACGAACGCAGTACGCCATTTTCTTTATGAGTGAAGAAGGACCAATGGCTGGTCTGGACCTCAAGATTGTTGGCCCATTTGCAACGGAAAGCAAAGCGATGTCGACCGCAGAGTTGATCCTTCGAAAACGTGGATTGCTGGCAGAAGACGAAACACTCGCTGACTATCAGGACGCGTGTTCTCCGTTGCAATTCGCTCACGTTTATCCGATCAAAGCACCGGAGGACGTGCAATGACTGTGACCGAACTCAAACACGCGTGTATTGCCTCGACTATCGTGGCGGGGATTCTCTGGGTGGTTATGGAGGCGATGAAGTGAGTATTGGTCGCCAGAGGAAACTGTTTGCGGAACGCTTTGAAGCCTTTCTGGAGTTCTATGCAGCTCACAAGGAAGTCTACGACAAATTCGTTGAACGAGCGTTGCAGATGTGCGAAGTGCGGGAGCATTATTCGGCCCGCACGATCGCTGAGAACATCCGCTGGGACTGCGACATCCAGGGCGGCGGCGATTTCAAAATCAACAATAACCACATTCCGTATCTGGCCAGACTGGCGATGTTGCGGAATGAGGAATTGAAAGGATTCTTCCAGCAGCGAGACCGTTACTACGACGTAACGGATGACGTTCTGGAAGCGAAGTGTGACGCGGCAGACTCCATGGAGACTGTGCGTGTCTAAGAAACTGCCTGCGTTTCAATTTTACACAGGTGACTGGCTGAAAGACCCTTCCTTGGGAATGTGCTCTCCAGCGACTAGAGGCGTTTGGATTGACCTGATGTGTGTCATGCATGAACGAAATCGCAGTGGTCTAATCACAGGGACGCGCGAGCAAATCGCCCGAATCTGTCGTTGCACTGCCGTTGAGTTTGATGCGGCAATCACGGAACTGCAAACCACCTCGGCTGCGGATGTCACGGAACGGAACGGTGTTGTCACGGTTACATGTCGTCGAATGAAGCGTGAAGCAGACGAAAGGAAGGCGGCGGCAGAACGAAAGCGCCGGGAGAGGTCACGTAATAAGGCTGACCCTGCGCCGGATAATGTCACGCAAAAGTCACGGTCCTATTCTTCATCTTCAGTTTCAACTTCAGATTGTTCTAACGAACAATCTAGCGACGGTGTGACCAAAGTGCCACCGGACGAAGTTGATTGGCTGACGGTGGAATCCGACTTTATCGACCGCTGGAACAAGCTGGACGGTGTCGCTCGGCTATCGGTCAAGGCGTTACCGGGGAATGTGATTTCGTTGTTTCGCGAAAGTTACCTCACGCCTGGATGGCTCGAGCGGGCTCACGAAGCGATGGCGAAGTTCCCGCTCAACAACGGCGTGCGCATGGGCATTCGGAAATTTCTCCAGCCGACAACGGTTGATGAAATTTTGGGAGGTGTGCACGACTGGAAAAGTAACGACAAGCAGGACAAGTCGAGCAAGCATGCGGGTGCTGGCTCAGTCTACGACGGAACGACAGGAGGTGAGTTTTGAGGGACATTGAATTTCCAGTGAATGACCCGATTGTCCAGTTGTTTGGCAAGCTGTACGAGACGTGCCGATTGTCGAACTGGGACTATCACGGCACAGCCGAAGAAAAACGCCGGCAGCGTGAAATCGTGGACTGGTGCGGTCAGTTCAACCTCGAAATGGCAGCACACGTGCAATTGGGGAGAAATGTGATTTTCGTTGGCCCGAGTGGCACAGGCAAGGACCGGTTGGCAGTGTCGCTCAGCCGGTGTGCCTTAGCAAATCAGTTCACTGTCTCCCGATACACTGGCGCTGAGATGTGGGCGCTGACTCGCGATGTTATCAACGGT